TACGCTTGCAGACAGCTTACTCAGCTTTGCAAAATACACGATCTCTGCCGTATAGCTTGCATCCGGCGTTGGCACAAACCGGAATTGAGTGCCGACCACGCCAAAGAATTTAGGCCTGCCGCTGGCCGTGAATTTTGTTGCCTCCTCGTCCAGCGCATCCATCGTCATAAAAGACAATGGAGTCACTGGATTGGTGCTGGTCAACTTTAGTGCCCGAGTCTCTAAAAAGTCAGATTGCGTTGACTCAAACTCGCCGTCAACAGTCAATGTTGTCCTGGTCAGCATTTGACGGGTGCGCAGCGTGCGCTCAATCTGCGCTTCAGCCAGAGAGATAAAGTCGGGAATAGTGGCTGTCAAATCTGAACGATTCAGCCAATCCGCAATTGAAGTCTTTAGCTCGGTGTAGGTTGTCAGTGCCATTATTGAGCCTCTTTTTCCATTTCCTCTTTGACTATCCAGGTGTGGTCATGGCGAAATTCAAATGTGCCGATGTGGCCGATTTCTTTAGAGACATCATGGTCGATGTAGATTTTGTAACCAAGCTCTTGCGCTTTCTTACAAAAGAACACATCCTCACCCATGTAGCCCCTGCTGGTCTGCCACGGCATATCAAACCACGGCTCACTCATGCCCTCAAACACCTCGCGCTTGATCAGCATTATGCCAGTACCAATGCTTCCCACCTCTTCCAATCCAGTAGATTCTGGCATGGTGTAGACCGATTTGCGCTTGCCTTCGGCGTCATAATTTTGGGCAGTCGGGCCAGTTGGCATTCTGCGCCGTGCGCAGTTGGCGGCCACGATGGGCTTGTCGTGAGCCAAGAGCCTGCCCACCATGTCCTGTGGGAAGGTCATGTCAGAGTCAATGAAAAGGATGTGTGTGCAGCCTTCGGCCATCGCGTCCAAGCAAAGGTCAGCCCTTTGGTTTTGGATAATTGTGCCTTGCATCAATTTCAGACTGATTGCGTCTGTGGTGTTGAGCGTGTGATAGGCCACCAAATTAACCATGCAGTAGGTGTAATTGGTGTGAACCTGATCACGGGCAGGGGTGCAAACGGCAATGTAGTTCATACTTTCCCAGGTCGTGTTCTAAAAAATTGGTTATCAGAATCGTTGAGCCAGCGCTTCATGTACTCTTGGTCATCGATCTTGCCCTCGGCCTTCATCTTGTAATAGAGAGCCTCTGGGATAGATGCCACCAAGTGCCACTCACCATTCCAGTTGGCCTTGCCGTCAACAGCGTTGTAGATGGCCTTGTTGGCCTCAATAACCGCCGTCACATCTTGTTCTGTTTGGATCGTCACATCGCCAGTTTCTGGATTTTCATGCCAGTAACGCGAGATGCCTTGATCTTTGTTTTCGCTAAGTAATCTTTTGTGAATCATTTAAAAAAAGGGCCAAGTTTCCTCGGCCCTTTCCGTTGCTTACTGTTAAGAAGTAATCAAGTCAGCGGCCAGGCCGTGGGCATTTTCAGCCAGCACTTTATGACCCCACTCAACGATCAGCATGCGCTTCTCGGCGTCACCTGTCTTGGCCAGTTCAACTTGCTGGTAAGGACGCAGCACAGTCATCTTGGCGTAGTCAGGATCGATCACCCACGCATCACGCTCACGCTGGAAGCGGTTGGCAATCACAGACACATTACCGAAGTCAGAGACATAAATGTCCACTGCACCGATCAATGTGGCAGGCTTTGCGCCGCCGTCAATGTTGAAACGGCTGGAGGCAATGCCGGAGAAACCTGATACGCGCTGCTTGTTCACAGGGCCGCACATCAGGATCTTCGGTGTACCACCGGCTGTCCACACCTTCTGGATCACATTCTTGAGAATGGTTTCAGTGAAGGTACGCACATTGCCATCAGTACGGGCGCTGTTTGGCAGCGTTGTGTACGATGGATCAGTGCCGTTAGTCTGCTTGTCGGTGTTTGTTTTCACAAACGCGCCCAGAGATGCAGTCACACGGGCAGTCGTAGAGTCGCCAGAAACAGCGATACCGCCGTTCAGCATGACAAACTCTTGATCGCGCTTCAACTCAGAACCACGCTTTGCGATCTGGTAAGCCAGTTCGCTGCGGCGGCCAGCCTTGTTCACCACTTCTTCAGTGGCAGACAGGATGATCGTCTTGCGTGAAATCTGTGCGTAGTTTTGCAGACGCACAGTAGCAGTTACAGAGTCAAACGATGCAACATCGTCACCCTCTAACTGAGCATTGGCAGCGGCTGCGGCCAATGTGTCGGTTTGCCACTCAAACAAGCTATTGGACACATTCTCGCGTCCAATGTTTGACATGTAAGGCGTTTCTTCCATCTATGTTGAACAAGGCTCGTTAAACCTTGCCTCCCTCTCGGGACTGCATGTTTCCATGCAGATCAGACTATATCTTCACCCACTTTCGTGGGGCTAGGTGCTTCGGGCCACTTGGCCCTACGATCTTTCGATCTAGTCGTTGAACCTTCCTCTTGCGAGGCTCGGCTGCTGATTGCCCTCGGCTGCCTATCCGTTAGGGGTTTCCAGCAATTCTCCTAGTGTCAATTGCAAATTACTCTGCAACGGCCCTCAAGTTAAGGCGCAATGTTGGTGATCACATTGCTAAGATCTTCCCGAATACCCTTTGCAGAGTAAGTCAGAAATGTATTGCTTACGATAGCCATAATTTCCTCATTTCAATAAAAGTTCAATTGCAGATACCGCATCATCGATGCGGCCGGTTTTTGCAAGACGCTGCTTTGCACGAACACTCTCACTTGTTGTCGAAACCCGACCCGCTGCTCCTGGCTTGGCTGGTCGTGGGCCATTGTTCACCACAGGCTTGATGCCTTGACGCTTACTTACCATCTGGTCAAACAGTGCCGCTTTTCGCAGCAGTAAAACCAGCCGGTGATCGTAAACACTCTTCAAATCTTCATCAGAAAAACCGGCAGACTTGGCAGACTCAATCAGCATTGCTTTTTCGAGCTTTGCTTTCTTTGCGTCCTTCCACTCTGGCAGTGCCGCCAACAGCGCATCCTTTTGGCTCTCTAGATGCTGCTGCATAGACTGCTGCTGCTCTTGCTGCATCAACTGGTTAAGACGCTGCTGTTCGGCCTGAATAGCGTATGCCTTCTCCTGTCGATCCCGCAAAACCTCTTTTTGCCGCACCCACTCGATTGGGTCTTCGTTATAAAGACGATCCAAATCGACCTGCGGCTCTGAAGCCTGAAGCTGGGCTTGCAATGCTCCCAACAATTGAGCGTACTGTCCACGCTCGGCCCGAACTGCCTGCGTTTCTTGCTCGACTTGCTTGCGCACTTCGGCAATCTGCTGCGTTTTTCGGGTGTAGTCCTGAGTCCTTGAATAGCCTTTTTGTAGCTCGTCCAGCGTGACAGAAACTTCCTTGCCGTCTACTTTGACAGTGAAAGTCTGTGGCTGTTCTTGCTCCTCTGACTCTTCCTCTTCTCCAGACTGTTCCTCCGAGGTTTCTTCCTCTAGCGCGTCTTCCACACCAGAGTCATCCTCCTCAGAGGCCGCTGCCTCAGTATCCTCTTCGGACACCTCGGCTGGCTGCGTCTCGTCAAGTTCTGCTTGTCCTTCTTCAGGGGCTAACATTGCCGAGATAGCACTGGCCGCATCGGCCAAATTCGTTGCTTGTATTTCTGCCATAGTATTTTCTTAAATTAGATTTTTCTGTGATTTTGAGATAGCGGCCTGTGCAATCTTGCCGTTGTCCATGATCCGGATCAACTCTTGCCGCAAGCCATCAATGGCCTGCATCATGCACCACGCTGTCTCTCTCTTCACAGACTCTTCGGGTTTCGAGGATCGAAATGCCCAAAGTTGGTCGTTTTCCAATTTTGCAATCGCAGTGTTGAGGGTTTCATCCTCAAGTAACTGCTTGGCCTTGCGGCCCTTATTTACCTGGTCTTCATTTGTCACTACTGTGCCATTCCGTTAAAGGTTGATGGATTCATCATCGGCGGCATCGGGGGCTGCTGCTGCTCAATAAACTGAGCCGCCTGCTGCTGGGCCAGTGCCGCTTGCTGACGAATTGCTTCACGATCAATATTTTGAGCCGCATCGATCTCAGCCGTACTGATCTGTGACTTGTACTTTAACTCAATTTCATACTTTTTGAGATACAGGTCTTGGGCCATTCTGTCCCGTGCCAAATCATCATCCATGACCATTTGCTGGCGTTTCAGTTCCAACTCTGCCGCCTTCTTTTGGATGTCAGCCTGAATGGACTCGGCCTGCACCTGTGCCAGCAATTCCTCTGGGGTGGCCTTGGGCGCAGGTGGCGTTGGCGGCACATAGTCGGCAGAAATGCTCTGGAAGTAGCTTGTCGAGTCCTTGAACCCAGACAACTCCACGATCTTGCGCAAGGTGTTGGAAAACTGCTGTGGCGTGACCAATGGGTTTTGTGGGCCAAGCTGCTGCAAGATTTGCTCTTGCTTGCCCAAGATCATCATCAGCGCTTGCAAACGCTCGTTGGTGTCGCCATTGCCCAAGGCAATATTGATATTGGCGTCCATGTTGGCGTCCCAAGACCTTGGGTCAATCTGCACCCACTCGTTGCGCATCCGCACCATGCGTGCTTTGTCTTGGTGCGTTGTGGCCAAAAACAAGATGCCCTTAAACAGCTTTTTCATGCCCTCGGCCAGAATGCGTGCCGTCAACTCGATGCGGCCTTGGCTGGCACTGATAGTCGCATTGACCGCTGCCTTGGTGGACGATTGCAATGCGTCAGCGTTCAGACCCATCGCCGCCTTGCTCATGCCGGTGCGGTCTTCCTTGATCTGATCCATGTATTCCATCATCGGGAATGCCGCCTGGCCCACAAATGGTGTGGTCAGGGGTTGAACCATGCCAGGCGCACGCATACGGATGATCGCGCCCGTCTCATTGTTCAGCACATCGTCAATATTTACTTGGCCCTCAACCACCGCCGTGCGCGGGTGGATCGACTGCGCCAAGCTGTCCAGCGTGTTGCGAAGAATCTCAGACTTGATCTCTTGCAAGTCACGGGTGATGTCAAATATTGACATGGCCTCAAGGGGGCTTGTGTGTGGCTCGGGGTCGCAGGGAAAGTCAGCAAACGGAATATAGCTGGCCGGCAGATTCCTGACCACCTTGTAGCCACCACCCATGCAGCAGACCTTGCGCAACTCGGCAATGCCGTCATTGTCGAAGTCCACACGGGAATACGCCTCGATGTACAGAACCCTGCGCATCATGGGGTTGGCAGCGTCATTCGTGCCAAATGTCGTACTCAGTGGCTGACGCGCCAAATACTCATCGTTGCTGTCCAAATCTGTCGTTGACAGATTCTCTTCAATCTCGTCTTGATCGTAGCCCATCGCAATCAGGTCGGCCACAGTAGCCATCTGCCTGTGGGCAATGATGGTGGAATCGTCAAATGATCGGGCACGCCGGTCAAGCAACAACTCTTCAGGCGGCACAGCCATGATCTTGATGCGGCCATCCTTGGTGATGCGCTTGATCTGCACATCGTGAATCATCGGCGCTGGCATTGTCACCGGCTGGCCCGTCATCGGGTCAATGGTGGTCATTTGCATCTCGTCAATATCTGGGTCTGGGTAGGAAACCACGATCTTGACCTCAGCCCCAGGCTCCTGCATCAGCATCTCTAGCGTCTGGTCATCAAGCCCCGAATACTCCTCAATCCGAACCTTTTCTTCATCTTCCCACCAGAATTTTGCAATGCCGCATTTCCTGACCAGCGCATCCTTGAAAATTGCGTAAGTCGTTAAAAATCCGCTGTTGTCGTTTTGGAATACATAGTTGGAGTAGTCTGTCGCCTGCTGCGACATCTTCACATCTTCTGGCCCACGGGGTGCAAACTCGACAACATTCTCAGAACTGAAAAACACCCGCATCAGGCTGGGCAGCATGGCGCTGACAGTGTCGCGCACCTCCATCGCCACTACCTTGCTGTTGCCATCGACCTCATTACCAAACAGGTCGCCTCGGTAGTACTCAGTGCCCTTGGCCCGTGTGGGCGATAGGTCGCTGTCCACATAACTCACCGCATCGGTCAGGTCTTGGGTAATGATTGCTTGCAGTTCCGCATCGTCCATCGGCTCGGTAGCTGCAATGTCCGTGCTGATTGGTAATTCGTTCATGTTCATTTCAATCCCCAAAAATATAAATCTCTTGGACGAAGACACTGGCTAAATCTGTAAGAATCAAAAGAAGACTTGAATTGCTCAAAGTCTTCCTCCCTCAAATTGCGGTAGTAATCGTTCGTAAATGGCGCGTCAGCCGGCGAAGTTCTGGTCGTGCCATGCTCCGGCCTTCCTATTGTGGCACAGGAGAAAATTACTAGACCACCCTTTCGCACCAAGTCAATCATTTTTTGAAATGTCTTTTCCCAATGCTTGTCGTGCTCAAAGCACTCGCATGAGATCACCACATCAAATGACCCGTTTGCGTATGGCAACTCATGCCCCTGGCACACAATGTCAACTCCATCACCTTCACCAAGATCACAGCCAATGTACTGATCCGGCTCAAAAAATTGCCTCACGCTGCCATTTATATTCAAAGACCCCACCTCCAGAACCTTTGTGCCTTTAAAGTATTCGGGGAATTCGTCTTTGACGCTTTGGACAAAATCAAGTTGCTGCTCGTGGCTCATTCAAACCATGCCTTTGCGTAAGTTGGACGATTTTCTTTAAGCCACGGCAGTGCATCGTTGTGCAATTTATTGGCATCAAAGCCAATTGTGTGGCTTCCGATGTGGTGGAAATAGCTGGCACTCATAAAATGTGAGTAGCCTTAAACAATCAAATCCCTACAATGCACATCATCTGAGTACAAATACAGAGGGGGAAACTTAGCCTCCTCAAAAGCCTCACCC